GTGGTATTCAATGAGGTGTGTGCTGACTTGGAAGGGCAAGGTTATGAAGTCCAACCGTTTATTATTCCTGCTGCAAGTGTCAATGCACCGCACAGAAGGGATAGAATCTGGTTTATTGCTCACTCCAACAACAAGAGAACAAGTTCAGGATTTGAAAAAATTCAAGGAAAGAATGGAGAAATACCCAAATGGAACAACAATGCCAAATTTAGCAACTCAAATTTCAAGCATGATTCCGAAAAAAGAGAATGGAAAAAATATTCAATTGAGTACCCGATTTGTTGCGGAAATGATGGGATTTCCGAAAAATTGGACAGAATTACCTTTTCTAAATGGAGAACAGAATCAATAAAAGCATATGGGAACGCAATAGTTCCACAAGTAGCATATGAAATTTTTAAAATAATAAATGAATTTGAAAATGGCAAAAAGTAAACCAATAGGAGTCAGATTTGACTTATATAAGTTGGAAATAATTCAAAAAGAGCAGAATTTGACATCTACGCAATCTGTTTTAGATTATCTTATTGATTTTTATTTGGCACACAGCCAATCTGATAAAATAATAGCAGAATTAGATAAAATTAAAACGAAAAGAGGAGCACCATTTAAAAATATGCCTCCTTACGACATAGATAGCTCAATAATGGCAGATTATCCAAGAATAGTAGCAATACCTCGTGAAAATATGAAAACGCCTCCAGAGGGCTTAAAAGGGATAGACTTGACTATTTGGAAGGCAGAGAATTGGAAATAATTCGTATCTTAGCGGTATGAAAGGTAAATTAAAAATGATGAAGCGAGCAGTTACCAATTTTGATATGGGTAAATACATATTGGTTGTTGGTAAAGATGCTACAGATATTTTTAAATTTTATGATGTAAAACAAATGCATGGGTTAAATCTAAAGGATGCTCAAGCAGAGGAGGTAGATAAAACCAAGGGAAATGGGGTGTATATTTATGGGCTTACGAATTATAATCCAGCAGATAAAAAACTTACAGCCAAAAGTCCTTATAAACCGTTTATTTTTTTAAACATGGGTACTTTTAAAAGATATAAAGCTGAAGAACAAAAGACAGCAATAATGCACGAAACAATGCACATGGGTATTTTGCTAAACAATTGGGATATAAAGGATAAAGAAGAGGAAGCAATAGGATTTGCAGAAGAAGAAGCTAATAAAATCATAGAAAAATTAAAAAACCTTAAACTTATAAAATGAAAAGTAAATTAAAAATGATGAAAAGGGCTGATGGCTCATCTTCTCCTCGTGGTCTTTGGGACAACATTCGTGCGGCTGCTGGTTCAGGTAAAAAGCCTACACCAGAAATGCTTAAACAAGAAAAAAAAATTAAAGCACAAGAAAAAAAATAAGTTATGCCTGGAGCTTGGCAACGTAAAGAAGGAAAAAATCCTGAAGGTGGCTTAAATGCCAAAGGTAGAGCATCATATAATGCAGAAACTGGTGGTCATCTAAAATCACCTGTTAAATCTGGCGTTAATCCTCGTAGAGTTTCATTTGCAGCTAGATTTTCTGGTATGCTTGGGGCTATGAAAAAACCAAACGGAGAGCCTACACGCAAAGCGTTAGCCCTCAAAGCGTGGGGATTTGGTAGTGTGGAAGCCGCTAGAAAATTTGCCAATGCACATAAAAAATCGTAATTTAGCACAAATAAAATATTATGGCTGAAGAAAAATTTTCATATTTTGTATCTTATCTTAAAGATGCTTTTGATCAATCTGTAGTATGGCACCATCAAACCGAGTCTTATGCAGAACATAAAGCATTAGGTAAATTTTATGATGCAATCGTTGGTTTAACTGATGGATTAGTAGAAAGCGTAAGTGGAATTTACGAAAGACCTAAACATTATCAATTAGATAGTCCAGTAGATTATAAAAATCATGAGCAAGTTGTTAAATATTTTAAGTCTTGCTATAATGCAATTCAAAAAGAAAGACAAGATATTTACCAAGAAAGCTGGATTCAAAATCAAGTAGATGAAATATCTCAATTAGTTGCAGAAACACTTTACTTACTTAGTTTAAAATAGTATGTCATGGCATTAAGCTCAATGAAAGGTTCAGGCCCTGTAAAAAAACTTCATCCTCAAATAGAAGAGAAGATTAATTATATATTAAGCCCTATTTATAAAAAAAGGCTTTTAGAAATGGGAGAACCAGAAGATACGGTTATGAAATTAATACAGGATAGAGTAAATGTATTAAGAAATACAGAACTTAGACCATATCAAGGTACTGGAATGGATTGGACTGGGGGAGGAAGTGCAAGCGTAGATCCTAAAACAAATAGACCATATTTGGCTTTTGATAACACAAAATCAAATTCAGACAGTGTTTTTGCTCATGAATTAGGGCATTTAACTTCTGGAGTTGATTCAAGTACATTGGGTTTGTCAACTTATTATCCTAGTCATAGTGGTTATAGAAGCATTGATGATTCAAAAAAAGAATTAGCAAAAGTTATAGGTACAGGCGGTTCAATGTATATGTCACCTGCTGAAAAATATTTTATTGATTTACAAAACAAACAATCTAATGAACTTCCTAAAAAAGGATTTTTATTTGATAAATGGCATAAAGGAAGATCAATTAATGATTGGTATTATAATAAACCAAATGAAGAAAAATATCCAATTACTAATTGGCCAGCAGGGACTAATGTTAGTTTATATCCATCTACTTCTGTTTTAGAACAACCATCTACAGCAATTGCTTCTGGAACTAAAAATCCTACAACTATTTTAAACATTGTTAAATCAATGAAAAAAAATCCAAATTTTGCTTTTGATCTAGTAAATAGTCCGGCATATAAAGAGGATTTTTTTAAAAATATACATGATTATAGCCCAACTACTGGATTTGCTAATGGAATACCTAGAAAGTCATTTGCAAATAGTTTATTAGATGTAATGAATGGCGCATATGATTCACATGATTATGGTGCAGATGAAAATAAAGCTGATTTAGATGCTGTAAGATTTGTACTTAAAAAGAATGGTTACACCCAAAATTATGGTGATAATATAACACCAGAATTATGGCAAAAAGCATTGCAAGATAAAAAAGTAAATCAAGATGAACATATAAAAAGAATGAGAAAAAACTTTGATGACAAATCTATTATTAATTTAAATAACAGAGTTGCTTACGAAAATGCTTTACCATCAGGAATGGTAAAAGATACTAATTACCTTTCATAGGTTTGTTTTTCATATAGTTTTAGAAGTGTAACCCCTAAGTTTTTACTTGGGGGTTTTATCTTTATTTTCAAATGGTGCATTTTTTATTTCATATGCCAACCAAAATATTATTATTAGCAGTATAAGTATTACTATATATATCATAAATTAAACTTTTGGTTGGTCTTCTAATATTTTTTTACCAGCATCTGATAATGGTCGTGAGAATAATCTAAGTTTTTTACCTGTATTAGGACATACAAAAGTAATCCCAGCATCTTGGTAAGCTTTTAATACTATTTCCAATCCACCCTCTCCGTCAGGGCTTGCACCTACTACATGTGGTTCATCATAATCAAATTGCATACAGAAATCACATCCTTCTGTATAAACTTGTATTTCTTTTGGTATTTCTGTTTTTTTCTTTGCCATTTTTTATTGTTTTGTTTCGTTTATGTCAACTATTTTAACTTCTTCTCCGTTTATTAATGCATCTAATGTAGATTCAATTAAATCTCTTTGATCTGGAGTTAATAATGCTACCTTTTCTACAATCGCAGGGACTGCAAATACATCACTAGCTATTTCGTTTTTAATACCAGTCCTAACCTCTTCAGTAAGAAATGGATTTGATACTAAATCGCTAAATATCCAACCTATTTTATCACTATATTTTTTAAATAACCTTGAACCTTGTGAATTAGGGTATTGTCTACAAAAATCTTCAAATTGCTCTTGAGCCATTTTTAAATTTTGAATAGCATTTATGATGTTGGCACCATTATTAACTTCAGGATTCATATTACTTATTAAAGTTTAAATGTGTTTCTTCTATTTCTTTTAAAAATTCTCTTGCTTTTTCTACTTTTTGTTGGATGCGTAATATATCATCTTCATTTCTACTAACGTGAAACATAAGTATTCTTTCGTTTATTGAAATATCATCAAATGACATGTTAAATTCAATCTTCATTGCTTCTTTTACATATTCTGGGTTTTCTTCTGTAGCTACATCCATTTTTTTAAGCAAATAATACTTCTCTTGCTCAATAATATTCTCTGGTGTATTTACTAAACAGTATGCAATAACGGCACTTTTTGTTCCTGTTAACCACATGTAAGACTGCATTTGCCAATAATATAAATTATCCAACTTATCAGGTATATTTCCTATAAATGTCCATAAATCATAGCTAGATTTAATGTCAATTATTCTATCGTTATCAATAATATCTGGTAAGCCAGAAATAAAATCATTAGTAAACCTTTGTTCATTTTTATTAAATGGCATCTTTAGGTACATAGAAAGCAAATCAATTGATTCTTGCTCTACCTCTACACCTTTTTTCATTTGCTTGGTTTGTATGTCTTTTTTACGGCCATATTTTTCAGCTATATAGACATCTAATAAATGTTTTTGAGCTGTTTTAGATAACAATCCGGCTTCTTTATCAGCCTTTGTTACGGGTTCGGTCATTAAATACCCTACAGAGCTTGCTCTGATGTGTGTGTCATTCCATTGCATAATTACAGTGTTTTAAATTTATTATTATAGTGTTCTAGTAACTCCGGATTGCTTTTACTCATCAATTCCCAGGCTTTTAATTCATTTTTTGTCTTACATGAATTAATAAAGTCTTTAGTTTTTTCAACTAATGATTTTTTTGATTGAGTAGGTATTACTTCTTCAGAAATTTGTTCATCATAAAAATACCCTAGATTTTTTAATCTAACCACGCTTTGTTTGTGATATTCTTCTACCAATTCCCTAGCAGTGTCTAAAGCTGCATTAGCCGAATCTCCTTCATTAAGGGAAAATTCAACGCCAATTTTTTCAGAAGAATAATTGCCTAAATTAAATGTTCTAGTGTAGTTAACGGTTTGGATGTGCATATGTGTTGGTTTTTATTTTACTCTAGATACGGTGGTAATACCATCTACGTATTTAATCTTAAACAACTTGTCTTTGTGGGCTTCTTTCTTTTTTAAATTTGAAACCATTACCATTACTGAGGTATATGGGTTTTCAAAACGTAAATGTTCTCCTAATGCTAATTCAGCTACTTTGCTTGAAACTGATTCTGGATCTATTTTTCTTGCCATTTTATATATTTTTTGTAAAATTAATTTAATTAATTTAATTAAAAAAATAAATTTAATTAAATTTTGTATATTTGTGCTGCATATAGCAAGTGTTAACGGTTTAATCTCGCCCTTCGTTTCTACGAGGGGCTTTTTATTCACCTTATTTACCCTTTCACGTTTCCGTAAACAGCTTAAAAATGTGAACACTATCAAAACTTGCAGAGTTTACATTTTTTGCTAATAGCGTAGTATTACTACCTGATTAGTAAAGTCTTAGCTTTACTTTGTGTAAAGTTTGGTCAAGCTTTACCTTTACTTTGTTACATATTTATATATAAAAGTAACATTTGCGCCTATATATTTTACTTTGCGCCCATAAAGTATCTTATAAGTCACAAATCTGCCTAAAATTGTGACATTTATGACAAGTTTTTATAATTTTAATGCATCAAAAGTTTATAATTTTGACACATGTTTGAATTTATCAATCAAAAAACCCATATTTTGACTTATTTATTGATTGATAAAAAACCTCCCAGTATAGAAATACAGGAGGGATATTTACTATAAAAAACCGTCAACCAATATTTATAAACTTCTTTTTTACTAAATTAAGCTTTGCTCTATATTCTAAAATTAAGGCTTTTAATTCTTCTCTAGTTGGCCTTACCGGTTGCCTAGCAGTTTCTCTTAAATATTCCACCAATGCACCATTTTCATCATGTAACTTATTCTCAAATTCTTCTATGTTGCCGGTTTTAAAGTAATTACATTCCATACATTGTGGCTTACAATTAGATTCCATCCACCTGGTTCCTAAGTTAGATCTACCCATAAAATGGCCACACTGTATTTCTGCAATTGTATGTTTGCCTGCACATGTATAACATTCAACTACACCGCTTTTATCGGCATGTTTATTTCTAATGTATTGGCTAAATACATGATCCAAGTCTTGAACTAAATTATTAAAACTTTCAGAATCATCTTCAAATTCAACCATTCGCTTTTGCGTAGAAGCTATGGTAGCGCATTGTTTACACATTTTTTTTGAAAAATGATAATCAATGTTACCACAATTTATACAACGCTTTTTCTTAACTATTATTGTTGAGTTTCTCATATTTTTTCAAGTGCGTTTTTTACATTACACCAATAAAACAAATCTTCTGGGTTATTACTTTTTAATTCAATTTCTTTTTGGACATATGATATAGCACTACTTTTGGCTTTAATAATTCTATTTTCAAAATCAGTTACTTTATCTTTTAAAAAAAAATTTAAATACAACTTAATTGCTTTAGCTTGATAGCCTTCCATTATTCTTTTAGTTTATGCAATACTCCATTTATAAATCTATATTTACCAATATACTTTCCTTTCTTCCATACTTCAATTATCATATCTAACCTTCTAGCAATATCGTATATTAATTCTCTATTTTCCATTAATACCATTTTAATTTTTCAGGTGATAACTTTTCTTTTAATAAATCATTTAAGGTTAATTTATCAATATACGCTACTTTATTATTTTTTTTAGACTCTATTAGATACTTATCTTTTGTAACTTTTTCTATTTTGTAATAAACAAAATTTATATTTATTACCTTGGTTTGTCCAGTTTCCATAACAATTATTTCAACAAAGATAATTAATTTAATTAAATCACAAAATTATTTTAAAAAAAAGTTAAAAATATTTGGGAATATAAAAAATAAGACTATTTTTGTCATCCAATAATCAAAACAAATTTATGGAAATCAAAACAGAATTAAAGCTTCATGAGAAAATAAAAGAAGCTTTAGATGGCCGTACACAAAGGTGGCTATCATTAAACGCAAAGATACCAGAATCGGAATTATCTCGCAAGATGCAGGGTAAATTATTATTTACAGATGCAGAAATAGCTCGTATTAACGAAGCTTTGAAAACCGATTTAATTAACGATTAATTATAACACAATGGCTCGCCCTAAAAAGAATTATTGCGATTACTTCCCTCATGATAGGGATATGAGAAACCATAGAAAGGTTAAAGCCATTCGTACAAAGTTTGGGCCTATAGGTTATGCTATTTGGTCAATGACTTTAGAATATTTAACCGGTATTGATGGTAATGTATTTGAATATTCAGATGTAGAATTTGAATTAATGGCTGGTGACTTTGGAGTTTCTGCTACAGAAATACGGGATGTGGTGGATTACTGCATCAAACTGGATATGTTATTTAATAATAACGACTTTATTAACTCAGAATCACTTGATGAAAGATTAAAACCAGTATATGAAAAAAGAGGAACAAATAAAGATAAAAGTAAGAAACAACTCCGCGTAAACGGTAAATTTGCTTCTGTTAATACGGTAACTGACGGAGTTTCTGCTCCAGAAATGCCGCAAAGTAAAGTAAAAGAAAGTAAAGTAAAAGAAATTAAACTAAAGTTTAAGGATAATATTTCTTTAACTGAAAATGAGAACCAAAAGCTTGTTTCTGAATTTGGTAAAGACACGATTGATAAAGCTTATGAATTTTTATCATCATATAAGATTGAAAAGTCTTATACTACAAAATCGGATTACCTAACAATACGTAGATGGGTGCTAGAGGCTGTAAATAAGCCAAATAAGACACTTTCTCAGCAAAATAGTAATAACCCTTATCAACAACAATTAGAGGCCGCTAGAAGGGCTTATAAACCAATTTCTGAATAATGATAACAATTTTTAAAAACATTTTTAGCAAAGAGCCTCATTTTATAACTGTAGAAAAGGCTCTTGAAAGGATTAAATTAGGTGCAAGTAAGCAACTAGTTTTGGATATTAGATTGGCTTTGGACAAGGAAAAAGCAAATAAGCTTAAACTTAACCTACCATCAATTTGCTTTAGTGGTAAATTTCGCCAAGACAGGAAAGATGAACAACTTATTCAACATAGTGGGTTTATTGTTCTTGATTTTGATGATATTTCTGATTTAAGGGATAAGCAAACCGAAATCATTTCTAATAGTTTTATCTATTCTTGTTGGGTAAGTCCTTCCGGTAATGGATTAAAAGCTTTGGTTAAAGTTGCTGATGGTAAAAAACATAGAGAACATTTTCAATCTTTACAGGATATTTTTCCTGAAATTGATAGAAGTGGGATAAATGTAAGCAGGGTTTGTTACGAAAGTTTTGATCCAGATATTTACATAAACGAAAATGCTGAAGTATTTACAAAGGCAAAGAAGGTTGAAAAAGTAGTAGTATCTGAAACGGAAAATTTAGATGATAATGAAAATTTTCGTAGAATTTTAAAATGGTTAACTAACAAAAATGATGCTTTTGTAACTGGAGAAAGAAATACATATATTTTTAAATTAGCATCTGCTTGTTGTAGATTTGGTATTGGAGAAGAATCAGCATTAGGTTTAATATCTACAGAATACACTGTTAGCAATGATTTTACAATGTCTGAAATGAGGAGTGCTGTTAAGAGTGGATATAGGGCAAATAAAAACAATTTTGGTACTGCGTCAATACAAAAAGAGAAACTTGTAAGTAAAACTACTAATTACGAAATTGATGTTAAAAAAGAATTTACAGAAGAATTTGGAGAGAGTTACAGAGTTGAAGATGTGGTATATGGAATTGATGTAAAAGATAGAGCATTGTATATCAATCAGAAGGGATTTGATAAAGTTTTAGGATTTGGAATACAGCAATTAGATTATCTTTTTAAACCAAAAAGAGGTGAAATTACATTACTTACCGGTATTGGTAACTACGGTAAAACAGCATGGCAGAAAGCTCAATTACTTATGAGAATGGTTATGTTTGGAGAGAAGGTTGCTACATTTTCACCAGAGGATGTACCAGCTGAAGAATATTTCCACGATTATGTTGAAATGCTTTTAGGTTGTGAGTGTACGCCATATAATCCTAATAGACCTTCCGATGATATTTATGAAGCAGCATATGATTTTGTATCTAAGCATATTTTTTACATTAGTGCTGAAATGTTATCACCAACACCGCAATATATCAAAGAAAAATTTTTAGAATTAATAGTTCAAGAAAAAGTTGATTTTTGTTGTATAGATCCATTTAACCAGATGACAAATGATTATAAGGGTTATGGTGGTAGAACAGATAAATACCTTGAAACATTATTAGCAGACTTTTCAAGATTTGCTAGAAAAAATGATGTTTATTTTTGGATTATTGCACATCCTAAATTAATGGAAAGAGATAGATCCGGTAATTATAAATGTCCTGATGTATTTGATGTTAACGATGGTGCCATGTGGTCAAATAAAATGGACAATATATTAGTTTATCATAGACCATTTGCACAAACAGATCCAAGTAATCCTTTAGCAGAATTTCATTCAAAGAAAATTAAGAAAAAGAGTGTTGGTAGAAAAGGATTTATGATGCTTGATTATGTATGGGATAGAAGAAGATTTTTTGTAGAAGGTAGAGATATTTTACAAGAATTATTAAACACTAAAAAAATGGATTTTTGGAAAAGACAAGAAGCAAATCAATCATGGCTTCCATACAAAGATGAAAATGGAGAAGAAGTAATATTTTAATAATAATAAAAACAAAAAACAATGATTAGAATTAGCGTAATCGGAAGATTAGGACAAGATGCAATAGTAAACACAGTGAATGGTAAAACAGTGATTAATTTCTCAATGGCTTACAGTGAAAAATTTAAAAATCAACAAGGCGAAGATGTAGATAAAACTACATGGGTGTCTTGCGCTTATTGGACGGACAAATTAAATGTATCAAACTATCTTAAAAAAGGGACTTTGATTTACATGGAAGGAAAGCCAGAAGCTAAAACTTATTTAAACGATAAAACTAAGGAAACCGTTGCTCAATTACATTCAAGAGTAACAAGTATTCAGTTATTATCAAGTTCAAAAGATGAAAACTTATTATAATGTATATTCACGAATTAACAACTATTATTGACGTTGAAACACCATTAGGATATGGAAAAGCAATTGCCTGGATTGACTACGGAAGCCAAACCAACACTGTTTGGAAAGTCATATTATACGACAGTGGTATGGTCAGAAACTTTTACGATGATGACATACTCGTACACCCAAATTACATGGATGGTGGACAATTAAATTTAGATTATTTTAAAAACAAAAAATAATGCTATGCAACAAGAATTAGTATTTGACGGATCTGATTACATACATGAGCGAGATGGTAAAAGGTTAGCCAAAAACCACTTGAAATTAAAAGACTTAATGAGTGATAGGGTATATAGAACTTTGAGTGAAATATCCCATATAACCAATATTCCAGAAGCTTCTGTTTCAGCCGGATTAAGAGATTTTAGGAAAGAAAGGTTCGGAAGTCATATTTTGAATAAAAAATATTTAGAAAATGGCTTATATTCGTACCAATTAATCCTAAATAACGAATAAAATGGCTAAAGTAAAATCAGACTCCAGAAAAATTACTTTTGGTAAAAGAAAGACTGGTAGTGCAAAAAAAACTTATAACAAGCACTCTCCAAAACCCAAAGATTATAGAGGTCAGGGGAGGTAAAATTAAATTATGAATAACAAAGCCGCAAAAAAATTAAGAAGATTATCTGTAGCATTAGCCGCAGGTGCCGGTAAAACTATTGATGATGCTGAAAGAATTTACAAAAACCTTAAATCGGTTTATAAAGAAAATAAAAAAGCCCCTAAAAACTAGGGGCTAATTTACTAAGCATTTGCTGCTGTAATAACCTGGTTAACTGTAGAAGTTACAATTAATTGTACGCTTCTTTGGTTTAAACCAGTTGGAGGAAGAGTAATTACAGAGTTAGCAGTAGCTCCATTAACAGGGTTTGCACCTGTGTAAGGAACAACTACAATACCTTGAGATGGGATAGCGCATACTACACCACCTGATGTTGCTGTTGCGTATTGGTTTCTTTGTAAAACCGTTACTGCGAAAATGTTTGCCATTTTGTTTTTGTTTTAATTGTTATATAATATTTTTTTGGCAGTACAAATATAATCTATTTTTATGTTTATTTAAAATTGATTAAGTTAATAAAATCATTACCTTTGAATTAAATTAATTAAATTATGAAATTGAAAGCTCCAAGTAATAGAGTAATCATTAAGGTTGATTTAGAAAGTAAAAATAGCCATACATTTAAGGATGGCACAAAGATTAAGTTAGAAAGGGTATATGATAATTTTAATATGCGTTATGTTAAGCCTGTTAATGCGGAAGTGGTAAATGCCAAAGACATACCAGTTGGTTCTGAAATTTTAATACATCATAATGCTACTCATGATACTTATAAGATTTTTAATTACCAAAGACCTACAGCAGAAGCATCTTCTGATATGCAATATTTTTCAATACCAATTGAAGAGTGTTTTATGTGGAGAGATAAAAAAGGTTCCACGTGGAACGCTTTAAATAATTTTATTACGGGTTTAAGGATATTTGAACCATATACTGGTTTTTTAGAGGGGGTTGAGCCGGCATTGGTTAAAAATAAAATTTATGTTACAAGTGGAGAATTAGAAGGGAATGTAGTTGGAACAGTAATATCTAGCGATTACGAGATTATTTATCAAGATGACGATGGCACTGAGGGTAAAATTATAAGATTAAGATATTATCCAGAAGGTAATGATAGAAATGAGGTAATTTCAATTGAGCATGAATTTACTAATAAAGTTAAAAATGGCGAATTATTGGTTGGTTATAATACTTCAGATGCTAAAAAATTAATTTAATGTCAACAGAATTAGAGGCTAAAATAAAAGATTTAGAGAAACAAATAGCATTTTTGCAAAGTAAAAATAATTATTATGAGCAAGATGGGGTTGGTAAATTATATTATAGCTTACAAAGGAAAGCTAATGAAATGGCTGATTTGTTAAATGATAACAAATTAACTAGCACAATGATAGAAGATCCAAAAGATAAGACATTTGATAGATTGCAAAAAATTTGGACAGATGCAGAAGGGGTATCAACTGCAATTAAATCACTTGGCGTTATTGCAGGAATAGGTGTGGATTTAAAAGAAGAAAAAAAAGAAACTGCTCAAGTTAAAAAACCATTTTCACCAGAGAATATGGCTGATGCCGTTGGTGAATTAGCTGGTAAAAGATATTAATTATGTACGATAAAATTGAAGGTGGTAGTGTCGTAAATATACAGGGGTTGCTTTGCAATTTACCTCCTGAAGGATATGTATTTAATATAATTACAAAACAAGTAGAATTTAGGGGAGTATATAAAAGATCTGAAATTGAGTCAGAACAATATTGGAAAAGAATAATGTTACCAGATTGGTACCAAGATACAATGAAGAAGTGGGATGAATTTGATAAAAAGAAAAAAGATGATGAAACAGAGTTTTATGACGAAAGATTAGAAGATTATAAAAAACAAGAGTGGGATAGAAGATTAAATGGATTTTGGTATATGAATAATGGTACTCCTACATTTTTAACTGGTTTGCATTATCTATATTTACAATGGTGGCCCATAGATATTGGTTATCCTAAATTTAGGATGCCAGACTTAGAAAAATTTTATTTTATGGACTATTGCATCCAAGATACATTATGTATGGGGATGCTAGAAGTAACTAAAAGGCGTTTTGGTAAGTCATTTGTTGCTGGGTTATTTGTTTCCGAATATATTACTAGAACTAAGATGACAAACGGTGGGATTCAGTCTAAAACTGGATCTGATGCTAAAAAATTCTTTGCTAAAACTGTGGTAAATCCATTTAGAAGGCTTCCTAAGTTTTTTAGACCAGAATATGATATGTCTTTGGGTGTTAATCCTAAGACTGAAATGAGATTCCAAAAAACGAATGTAAGAGGTAGAAAAGCAGAGGATAGCGTAGATAAAGATGAATTAGGATCAATAATTGACCATCAATCAGCAGATACAGTTGCTTATGATGGACAAAAATTACATAGATATGTTGCTGACGAGTGTGGTAAGACAACAGAAGTAAATGTCTATGATAGGCACGAGGTTGTGCGTTATTGTTTGCTAGATGATGAGGGTAAAATTATTGGTAAAGCCTTATATACCACAACAGTAGAGAAATTAACTACCGAAAAAGATGGTGTTCAAGATGCTTTTAAATTATTATGGGAGGAAAGTAATCAAGATAAAAGACAAGAAAACGGTACAACATCAAGTGGACTTTATAGATTTTTCATGTCTGCAAAACGTACAAGAAACTTTGATGACTTTGGTTTCCCTGATGAAAATAAGACTTTAGATATGATTTTAGCTGATAGGGAAACAGTTAAGAATAACTCAAGAGCCCTATCTGCTCGTGTTAGAAAAGAACCATTAACTATAGATGAGGCATTTAGCACAGATTCTGACAAGTGTATATTTAATGTAATTAATATTGGGGCTAGAGAGCAATATTTAAAAGAAAACCCTGTTTTAAAAAGGCACATTATGTTCTATAGAGATATAGATCAAATAGTTAGGTGGAGAAATATTAATGATAAAGAAGAGGATTTTCATTGGGTAATTACACAATTCCCAAATCCTGGAGAAGAAAATAAACACACATTTGATGTAAAAACTAGAAAGCCAGGAAGAGTTTCAGATGGTGCAATAGCAATTGACGGCTATAGTAATAGTCAGGGGGGTAAATATGGATCAAAAGCTTCAGCTTGGATAGGTAGAAGGTATGATTTATTAAATCCAGAGCAAACCGGTAAGGCTATAGGTCATCTATACGGTAGGCCACAAGTTAAAGAAACATTGCATGAACAAGTGCTTTTAGCTGCTGAATTTTACGGTTATCAAGCATGGTACGAGCATAATAGTGATGATTATTTATCCTATTTCAGAGATAGAGGTAGAGTTGGTTATCTTGGTTCATACCCAATTTCAACCATAGATCCATCTAAAAGAGAAACAGCAGATAGGCACAAAGGATTCCCTACAACTCCGTTTAGTTTAACAAAACAAGCTGATGTGGGAATTATGTATTTTGAATCTCACATAGATTCTATAGATTTTGAAAATCTACTTGAAGATGCTAAAAAATTTGATCCAAATAATAGAACAGATTATGACATTACGGTATCATTTTTAATGTTAATTGTTTGTTTAATGGAGCCAATTCAGAAGCAAATTAAAAGAGAACCACTTGTTAAAAGTTATGTTCCAATGTTCAATTAATTAAAAATTTTACTAAATTCTTAATATTTAGTATATTTGACAATAAAATACAATCAAATTGGCAGATAGTCCTTTATCAATATCGGCAGCAAATAGTGATGGCCAAGCTTTAAAAAAGTTTCAAATCACTACAGATGTAGCATCTAAAAAAGATTTTACATATGGTAAAAATGTTGCACAAAGCATCTATTCTACAATTTACGGAAACCAAACTTATTTTTGGTTAAGAAATAATAGATTTAGAAAAAATAGACAAATAGCAAATGGTAAAATAGACATGAGTGTGTTTATGGATCGTTTGGAAATGAATAGTAAAGCTAACTTTGTAAATATTAATTGGAAATCAATTATTATTGGTAATACAATTGTTGCAAGATTAGTTGGATCATGGATGAGTAGAAAAGAAAAAGTTACAGTTACGGCAACAGATACAACTTCATCAATGATGAAACAAAGAGCAGCAGATGAAGCTGAGTATATGTATCAAAATAAAGAAACACTTGCTTATTTACAACAAGCATCTGGCGTTCCAATTATACCCAAAGATCAATTTATAGCTGAAGATAAAGATGAATTAGATCAATGGATTATGGAGTTTAATCATTTACCAGAAGAAATATTATATAGCATTACTTGTAATAATGTTTTTGAGGCTAATGGATGGAATGATGTTTTAAAGCAAAGGTTGCTACACGATTCAGCAGAGGTTGGATTAGTATGTACTTATACTTGGATGGATGAAGAAGGTGAAGTCCATGTTCAATGGATTCGTCCAGAAAATGCAATTTATTCTTATTCTGATTTTCCTGATTTTAGAGATACTACTTATAGAGGTCATATTTTATCAATGAAGATTAGTGAAATAAGAGCAAGATATGGTAAAGCAAATGGCGGTAGTTTAAGTGAAGAAGATATTTTTGCTTTAGCTCAATCATCAAAAGAATACCAATTAACAGATAAGATTAAGTGGATGCAAGATTGGAATGTTGCTTGGTTAAGACCTTATGATGAATGGAATATTGATTTAATGCAATTTGAAATTAAAACATTAGATTCTGATGGATATACTGTTACCAAAACAAAGAAAAATGGTAGCACTATAATTAGAAAAGGCAAACCTGAAAAATTAGACGATAATCAACAATATTTAGAAGAGAAAAAGTGGAATATATACGAAGGTGTATATTGTCCAGTTACTCAAAAGATGATTAAGTGGGATATTAAAAAGAATATGATTCGCCCACAAGATCCAAAAGAAATAGGTAATGCAGAATTTTCTTATAGCTTTTATATGTATGATCCTTATGACATGCGTAATGTAGCTGTACCTGAAAAAATTGAAGAGCCTATTGAACAAATGATTTTATCAAGATTGAAAATTCAACAGTTGGTAGCTAAGATGGTGCCGGCAGGTGCTGCTATAGATGTTGATGCAATGCAAGAGTTAGATTTAGGATTGGGCGATTCTGTTAAACCATTAGATGTTCAAAGAATATGGGAACAAACAGGTAAACTTTATTATCGTGGTAGAGATGCCGAGGGAAATAGAATACCTGTTCCAATTACAGAATTAGCTAATACAGGATTTGCGCCTCAATTAAATGCGTTAATTCAATTATACCAATTTCATTATCAAGTATTAAAAGATGAATTAGGTGAAGATCCTAATTTAATGAGTCAGGCTGCTCAACCTAGAGTTTCAGCTTCTAATATTCAAGCATCTAGGCAATTGGCTAATAATGCTACTGAATATATGTATGATGCTTATATATATGTAATGGAAGAAACAGCTAAAAAAGTTGCATGTTTAATAAATAAAAGTGTAACTTATGGTGCTAAAAGATATAGAAATTTATTGAATGAACAAGATGTTGTAGATAGAAATTTTCTTGCAACAATTAAAATGTTACCTACTGATTATGATTTAGCAAACTTGCAGGGTATGATAAACAATGCAATTGCATCAAATCCTCAATTTGTAGTATATTTAGATCCATTTAAAGCAATGAGAATGGCTAAAGAAAATGTAGAATTGGGTGAATTATATTTTAGACAAGCTCAAAAGAGATATATTAAAACAGAGCAAGAAAATGCTTCTAATAATAGTCAACAAAACGCTGAAGCTCAACAAGCAAGCATACAAGCTAAAATGCAAGCTGATTCTGCTATAGAACAACAAAAATCATTAACTAAAGAAAAAGAAATCATATTGCAAGGAGTCTTTGATTTAGCAAAAGCAAATATACCAGTTCCGGCTGAATTGCAACAATTAGTTATGAGTATGTTACAAAATGTAACAGTTCCAATTACTGTTCAAAATCAACAACAAGAACAAGCATTAATGCAGCAACAGCAACAAATGCAACAGCAACAACAAGCTGAAATGCAACAGCAAGGTATGGGACAAGAACAAGGCCAAGAAGGTGAACAGATGTCACCAGAAGAGCAACAAATGATGATGGAACAACAAATGCAACAACAATAAATAAAAACTTAAAATAAATAAAAATGGCAACGGTAAGTAAACTTTTAATAAGACTACAGAAATTTAGCTCAAAAATTAGTACAGTTGTAGATGCAACTGAATCTTTTAATGCTAATAACAATTTCTATCAAGATTTATCTGGATGGGATTCAGCAGTAGTTCAATTTGTAGGTACATCTGGAACGGTTAGTTTTAGTACTACAAACGATGATGGTTCAATTACAGGGCAATTATTGCCTGCACCAGAGGTGCCTATTAATGGGGTAACAGTATTAGGGGTAAATTTATCCACTAAAACTGATGTTTCATCTATTGCAACTGCTGGAATTGTGGAATTTGGCATTATTGGTAAATATTTACTATTACAAGGTTCTACAACAACAACAACAACAACAACAGCAGCACCTTAATAAAAAAAAATAAAAAAAAATGGCAAATTCAATAGCATATGTATTGTCTAAAAATACATACCCTGATGCCTTTCAGGCAAATCTTATAGGAGTTGATCAAGGCACTCAAATTGTCTATGCAACAACAAGTACATTAACATCTGCAAATGTATTATTTGCCGATAGTAGATTAACACAACCTATTTATGGAGATGGTACAAGTTGGTATGGGGCACAATTATTAACAGATGATTCTGTTTTATATCCTATTACCATAAATGGTAGTGGAACTATAGTAATTGGTTCTGGAACTACTACTACTACTACTACTACTACAGCTGCACCAACAACTACTACAACGACTGCTGCACCAACAACAACAACAACAACAGCAGCTTAAACAAAATAGAAACCAAATCAGCATTTATGCCAGAGAATACAGACATGTCAGCACCAATTAAGCTGGCAGAAGGTTACAATCCGTTTTCGGATGAAAATGTACCACAAGTACAACCAGCAGTAGAAGTAGCCCCTACTGCACCAAATGAGCCGCAAGATGGTACTCAATCGGCTCAAAATGAACAAGTATCTAATTCATCATTTGATCAAAACCAATTTGTAAAAGAAAGATTTGGGTTTGAAAGTGTAGAAGATGCTGAAAATCAATTTAAAAAATTTAAAGAACAACCCTCTTTTGAATTTAAAGATGATGTAAGTAAAACATTGTTTGATGCTATTAGAGAAGGTAAGGCAGATGATGTTTATCAAGTTTTAAATGAACAAAAAAGACTTGATAAATTAACTACAGCTGAACTAAATCCTGATTTAGCTGTAGAAATTATAAAGGAAAATATAAAAAATAAACATAAAGATTTAGATCAGGAAGAAATTGATCTTTTATTTTTTGAAAAATTTTATGTACCTTTAAAGCCAGAACAGACGTTTGATGATTCTGATGAAGATTATACTGAAAAAGTAAAAACTTGGCAAAATCAAGTTAATTATGTTGAGAAAAGATTAATGATTGAAGCAAAGCTTTCAAGACCAGAATTAGAAAAATATAAATCTGATATTCAATTACCAGATATTTATAATGAATCTGGCAGACAAGCTGAATCTCAAGCAGAATTTGAGATAATGCAAGAAGCTAGATCTGAATATGAAAAAACGCTAAATTCTGATTTCCAATCCTTTAACGGATTTAATGTATCGGTAAAAGACGAGGATGTTGAAATACCGATTTCGTTTAATGTTGGTGAAGATGAAAAATTGGTAATGAAGAATCAATTGGAGGATTTTGACACTGATACTTATTTTGAAAACAGATGGTTTAACAAGGACGGTAAACCAAATGTTCAACAAATAATGGCAGATAAATATCTGTTAGAGAATCGTGAAAAAATATTCTCTAAAATAGCAAATGAAGCAGCATCTCAAAGATTGTTGGCTCATTTAAAGAAGAATGGAAACATTAATATCAACCAAACCGCAACTCCTCAAGGAGCGAAACCAGACTTAAATGGCGTTGAAGCTGAAAGGCTAAGAATGGCTGAATGGGCCTTTAGTACGTAACTTGATATTGCCTTTGGAGGAGGCGTTTAAAACAAAAAACAAATATCATGGCAGGAATACCTACCTCAAATATTTTGCAGCCAGGTTCAATCTCGTTGCAAACCCAGAATAGGCAACTTATGGTTGACCTACAATTATTAACACCACAGTACTACAAGCAATACACTCAAAAGTATGGCAATGAAGATTTTACATGGTGGTTAGCTGCTCATAGCGGCATGGAAGAAGTTAAAAACTTAAACTACTTCTGGTTTGAAAACCGCGGTAAATTAATGCCAGGTGTTACAAATACTGGCACAGTTGCTGCTGGCGTTGGTGCTACTATTACTCTAACTTTAGGACAAGAGGCTTACTTTAACAGTGGTACTCAAACTCCTTTAAGAGTTAATGAAACTTTGCGTGTGGCTTCTTCAAACATTGAAGGGGTTATCTTGTCAATTAATAGTTCTACTCCATATGCATGGACTTTTACAGTTGCTCCAAAACAAACTTCTCAAAGATTTGCTTCAGCTGGTTCAACTAGTTTGTTAGCAGGTGAGGTTTTATTATTTGGTGGTGATGCAGATGCTGGTGAAGCTTCTCAAGCAATCAATCCTTTAATCCAATTGGATCAAAGATATGATAACTATGTAACAGAAATTCGTGATGGTTGGTCTAACACTGACTTAGCGCAAATGGCTGAAACATACTATGAGTTCCCTGTATCTCCAGATATGGCACAAAATGGCGTAACTGCGTTTACTTACAAAGGTATGTATAAGACTCTTGTTCGTTTCAAAAACAATGTGGAAGCTAAATTAATGCGTGGTAATGTCCAAAATAACTCAGCAATTAACAATTCAACTGGTTCTGAAGGTATTATCCCTAAAGTAGTTGCTGACGGTGAAACTGTTGGTTACACTCCGGGTACATTAGACATCGCTAAATTACATGAAATTACTCGTATCATGGACGTTAACGGTTGTGCTAAGCAATCTGCATGGTTAACTGACATTTTCCAAAGACAAGATTTCTCTGATGGTATCTTTGCTGCTTACCCAGCTGGTGCTTTCGTTTATGGACAAGGTGAAAAGTCTAAAGAGGCTTCTGTTGCTTATGGTTTCCAAGAAATCTTTATTGATGGATATTTATTGTCTGTTAAGAAATATGCCGCATTTAACACTGAGGTTACAACTGGTTTAACTCCAAATGTTGATTACTTCCGTAATTTTGGTTTAATCTATCCAATGGGTGAAACTAAGGATGCAAAAACTGCTCAAGCTTACAAGAACATTACTATTATGTATCAACAACCACCTCAAGGTGGAACAGTTGGTAATGGTATTCGTGTATGGCAATATGGTGGTGGATCTCCTAATCCAACAGATGGTACAATGACTAATCAAATTGCGATGATCACTTATCGTGGTACTCGTGTTTGTGCAGCAAACCAATTCATCATCGTTCAAGGTAACTAATTAGTTATTTAGAACTTATAATTATGGTAGGGGCAACTTTATTGATTGCCTCTACCTATTTTAACATTTAAAAACCATTTTATGGCAAAGTTAAAGGCAATAGGGATAAACGAATTTAATTTATCTCAACAAGGAGAATTTACTGATGTAAGACAACATGAAGAAGCAGCCGTTGCAATGAGCGAAGCTTCTGTTGCAAATGAAGGAGTCACTTATAAAATTTTCAAATTATCAGATACCAAAAAGAATGGTAAATACCATATGGAAGGTATTGATGATGTTTGGAATCCAGAAAAGAAAAGAATGGAAAGAATTAGGCTTTTGAGAGGTTATCCTAGTATTTGGGTAGAAGATCAAAAAGGCCTTGAAAAGTCATTTGTAGAGCAAAACAGAAGAAGCTTAATATTTGATAGGAGAGTGCTAAGAATAGCAGATTATGACATGCAAGCACTTGAGTTTTTAAGTCTATGTAATGCTAATTTAGACAATCCAAACAAAAAGGGCACTAGAAAAATCACTTTCTTTCAATGGAATCCTCAAAGAACAGCTGAATTAGAAAGAGAAAAACGAGTTGCTAAGGTTAAAGCTATTAAATATGCATCATTAGCTACTGATGAAGAAATGCGTAAACATTGTAATTATCTTGGTATTTTGTTCACAGATGAATTAGGTATGCCTAAATCTAACGAAGCACTAAGAAATGATTACGAATTGTATGCTGAAGCACAACCTAATAAATTTATGGAAAGTGCTGGTTCTAAAGAAGTTGAAGTAGCTTTTATTATTAAAAAAGCTTTAATTGATAATAGAATTGATGTTAATAGCAAAAAAGGTTCTGCTTATTGGGCTAATGATGGTGGTTTTATTTGTAAAATACCATCGGATAAAAGACCTGAAAATTATCTAGTTGAATACGCAATGTACCCTCAAGATGAATGTAAGGCATTTTTAGAGCAATTAAAGAAATTAGTGTAGTTCTTCCCCCTCTAAATAAAAGAAGCCCTGTAGCCTAAAAATTACGGGGCTTTTTTGTTACTTTTTCGTATATTTGTTGTATAACTTATTTCAATGAATGTTAATGATATGTATCGTATTTGCCAATTTGCGGTTAATAAAGCCCAAAATGGTTATTTGACACCATCTGATTTTAATCTTGTAATAAATCAAGCACAGATTTCTTACCAGGATTATTTATTAGGAGAGTTTCAACAATACCAATACGGGAGGCCGCAAGCTAGGATTAATTATAGTCAAAATGAAAATATAAGACAAAGATTAACACCTTTGATTACAGAGGCTACATTGACTATTAATGCTTCAACTGGGGAATCCCCTTATCCTGCTAATTATTTGCAAGTGGACGCGATAATTACAACTGATTTTAAAAGGATTAGATTTGTACCTCAAGATAGTTTATATTCTTATTATAATAGCGAAATTGATCCTGTTGCAACTAATCCTATTTATTTAATAGAGCCTGATAAATTTCAATTTTATCCAAAAACATTAGGAACTGCTATTTTGACTTATGTTAAAAATGCACCAGATATTGTATGGGCTTATACAACTGTAAGTGGTAGGCCGGTTTATGCCCCTCCTGGACAAGTTCAACCTCCAGCTCAAACTCCTGTAACTGGAAGTGTAAACCCAGTATGGGATGATGTTGACTTGCTAGAAATTATTACGCGTGCATTAAAATTAATTGGATTAAATTTACAAGACGGCATGGTAGAGCAATATGCTAATCAAATAACACAAACAGGACAGTAATGACTAGAAATGCGCTTATAGAAAGAGTATTGCGACAAATATATAACGGACAGCCATCCGATGATTCAAATATTACTTATAATTTAGTTAATCAATGGCTTAATGATGCTATTGGTTTAGCTGCAAAGAAGAATTATACAGATAATATTCAAATTGACGGAATAGCTTATGTAAATAATTCATTTTATACAACATTTACGGACATTACTATTAATGCAGAAACAGTTGATTCTGTTACATATAGTGTTGCATTGCCAGTTATACCATATGCATTAGGAAGAAATGAAGGTGTAGCTATGTTGCAATTTGTAGGTGATAAAAAAACATCTCAAACGGCTATGCCATTAAGTATGAATCAAGTTGCTTATCAAGAACAATTAAGACCAATTCAAAATAAAATACTTTATTGGATAGAAGGTAAAAAGATTTATGTTAAAAGTGCAATACCATTAACAAATTATAAAGCAACATTAAGATTAATTAGTGGTGGTGATTCAACAGATTTAACTTCAACATTAGTTGTACCAGATGATTATATCCCACATATTATTGAATATATAAAAGGACAATTGGCTTTTGAAAAATCAAGACCAATTGATACTAGCAATGATGGAGTAGATAATTAAAAAAGAAACATATGAAACCAATTAGAGATTTTGTTTTAGTAAAACCATTTGCACCTGAAGAAATAACAGAAGGTGGGTTATTATTGCCTGAAGGATTTAGAGAAAGAAATTGTAAGGCAAAAGTAATTTCAGTTGGCAATGGGACAGCTAAAATAAAAATTGAGGCCAAAAAAGATGATGTTATTTTTCATATCAAAGGAGCAGGAGAGCCTATTATAGTAAATAATGAAATGCATTTTCTGATCCGACATAATGATATATTAGCTTACTTATCAAATAATTAAAAATGTCGCAAGTTAGAAATTATATAACCCTTGATTCAGTAATTAATGATTACATTGATGAAAGTGAACAATCGGTACACAAATATACAAAGCTATACAATATAGCTGTTAGAGGTATGGAAAAATTAGGCCTTGACTTTTTTTATAAAATAAGAACAGTTAAAGTACCAGTTGATACTACTAATTTTACAGCTCAATTGCCTAATGACTATATCAGTTATACCAAAATTGGTGTTTTAAATTCAGTAGGTGAAATTATACCATTGAAATTTAACTCTAAAATGACTTATTATGGTGATCAACAACCTAATAGATTAGAATTAACGCAAGATAATACATTGGCAGCATGGTATCAATCAGACCTGCCGGTGTGGTTTAATTATTGGGATGGATATGGTTTTAATAACATTTATGGGCTTCCTAGTGGATCTCCATTTGTAGGTCAATTTAATATTGATGATTCTAATGGTGTAGTGCTACTTAACCAATATTTTTATTATTCTTATTTAATGATAGAATATTTATCAAGTGGTAATCCAGAAGAAACATTTTCTATCCCTATTCAATTTAGAGAAGCAATGCTTTCATGGTTAGCTTGGAGAGATATTATAAATTTGCCAACTACAAGAAAAGGAAACTTAGGTGATAAAAGAGATAGAAAACAAGAGTTTTATAATCAAAGAAGATTAGCAAATGCTCAATTTAAACCATTGTATTTAATGCAAGCGTATGAAAATAATTTAGATACACAAAGAATGACCGTAAAAGCATAATAAATGATTATAAATAACCCTTTTAATGGTAAATTGAATTTAGATATTGCTGAGTATAGAATATCTAATGGAGATTACATTGATGCATTAAATATTACAAAAGATGCCGAGGGTATTGGTCAGGATAGAGTAGTGTCTAATATTTTAGGTAATACTTTATTACCATATACTTTGCCTGCTGGAACTAATAAAATTATTGGGTTTTTCCCTGATAAAATAAGAAATAGGGCATATTATTTTTTATGGAATAGTAATGGTTATAATTCTATTTTATATTATGATTTAAGTAATAATAATATTGTTAAAGTTTTAGTAAGCAAAACTGATAGTGACGGAATAGATATTTTAACTTTTAATCCTTCATATAAAGTATTATCAGTTAATATATTTTATAGAGATAATGAAGGAGATATTTTGTACTTCAATGATGGATTAAACCCACCTAAAAGTATAAACATAATTTCAAATTATGGAACATCTTGGAAATTAGAGTATTTGTTAATAGCAAAAGCTCCTCCAGTTATGCCTCCTAAAGTTACTTTTGAAAATGATACATTGGTAACTGTAAACAATTTAAGAAATTCATTGTACCAATTTTGTTACAGATTTGTTTATGACAATAATGAAAAATCTGTATGGAGTTCAAAAAGTATAGTTCCATTACCTCAACAACCTACATTATTTTTAACTAACCCTGATTTAAGTTTAAATGCTAGAATTTCTATTTCCATATCAACTGGAGGTGTAGATGTAAAAGCAATTGAGTTAAGTTTTAGAGAAAATAATAATAACATAACATCTGATTGGTTTTTAATAAAGCAGTTAGATAAAGCAGATAATGCCATTCCTGACAATGCCATATATACATATA